GTTTTTACAAGTGGAACACTAACCATACGCACCTTGTCACCAAGGCTGGGGTTCTCTCAACCTCGTCTGCCGTCCTGACGAGGTTGGTATACCACCATTTGACGATTAGAAGGATTAGACTTCTTCTTACGCTTACGCTTTCTCTTTCCACCTCCATTCACGAGAACAACTGGATAGTTGGCTCCTGTACGGGAGGGAAGAGGGGGTGGTCGGCCACGGGCTGCAACCACCACAGAGTTTTGTGGGCTCTGTGAAGTAAGGTATGAATCAGCTATACCCTTAGCGGCAACACCTACAGCCGCTGCACCTGGCCCGAAGACCGGGGTTAACAGCGAACCAATTGTTGGTGCAAACCGTGATACCAGTCCCGCAAACCAGTCTCCCAACCCATTCATCGAAGCTTCTACACCGACAGGCATCTCAGAGAGAGCAATCGAGTAGAGCTCAAGAGCTAGGGGGTCATAGCAAGCACTGGGCTTCGCTAAAGTTACCAATCCTACATCTGCTGAGCTTGGAAAATACTCGTAGTAGTAGTTGACTGACAACGTTAGAGTTGTCTGGGAGCTAAGTCCCGTAAAAGCTGCCCCAGCCGAGTGGACGGGAGCAAACTTATTCTGCACACCTACGCCATAATAACTCACCCCTGCATTAATCTGCAAGAAAGGTGATTGGCAATAGATAGGCGGATTGTTGAAGGGTGCTCGAATGTTAGAATCAAACTGATCAAGCACCACTGGTGTGATATAATCACAAGGGGTAACTGGATTGTCTGCTGATAAAAACGGTACCACACAATAGCAACCTTTTGATGCCTCCCACACCCGAGAACCGGGGAGAAGCAAAATTGATTGCTCATTGCTAGGATACCATTGAACCTGCCGGCCCATAAATGAGTCCGTGACATAATCCGTACCATTTGTTAGGACACGGGTTTTACCCCATTTGCCTAAAGCGTCAGATTGCTGGGGGGTTCGCCACACGTACGCGGTACCTTGACGGTATATCTCCGCCGTCGTGTTAACAACCTCAAAACCCATGCCTATTAGACGTCCATTCCCGGCGACAATCGTCTCCGGAAGATCTATTACCGTGTCTACCCCATCTCCAGCTGAAGTTGACACATCCCACTGAGATCCAGTGGGGTAACATGTTGCCACCACTCCTCCGACTTCTAAAACCGCAAGGCTATTAGTTGGACTTATGATGTTATTGGCTCGAAAAACTGGATTGCTTAACTGAGCACTATTCAGTATTGGGAACGTCTGGATCACGACATCGAAAGGGACGTCCGATCCGACTCCTGTTCCATTCAAGCTTACTGACTGCTTGTAGCAACGCACCACCGAGGCTTGGTCCTCTATATCCGGCCAGCCCGCTAAGTTCTGCAATTGCGTGTCATGCATTGGGTCGATTGCTGCTATGAGCCAATCCCGCCCTTTCGCGGTTAATTTTCCTGCGTCCACCAAACGGTTTAGCAGCTTCTCTGATCTCGTTACACGATTCATGATAGTAAAACAAACTTTATTATACCACCTCCGACCTATTTGCAAACCATGATGCGAACTCATAATCAAAGAAATTTGGAACTCGAGAACTCTCCCGACCTGTCATAAATGAGATGCACTCCTCGTAAGTTGGGGGACCCATCTCACGAAAAGATACTACGACAGTGTCTACTGAGTTTCTCAGAGTATCACAATAGTGTGAAATCGCCAAACACATGGAATCGAACACCTCTCGGCGTCCCGTGCTGGACATCACTGTTAAAGTCCACGCCTTCGTTAAGCTCTTCCCTGCATTACCTTTTTCAAAAGTATAGCAAAAAGAAGCCAGAAGACGCTCTTCATCGTATACTGGAAC